CACTATCCTCTTCGTCGGCAGCGTCAGATGTGTATAAGAGACAGCATTTATACCTCCTTATTGTGTAATTTGTCAAGTTTATCAAGTTCTTTGTGCATAGTGTTATATTCTTCTTTGCTTAGTTTATTCTTTTCTAACAAATCGTTCAAATCTTCGTTGATTGCTTTACGTAATTCAATTCGTTCAGATTTTGATGAAATACTACTTCTAAAAGTGTAAATCTTTAAAATTTGTTTTTCTCGTTTTTGTAGTTCCATTTTTTACACCTCTTTCATTTCTTCAATTGTTTCTTCAACTGTTTTATGCAAATCGTAGTAAAACACTCCTGTGTAATGTTCATCTTGTGCTTTGGTCCAAGTTTTATAGTTTGTTTCGTCCATGATTTCATTAACCATTTCAGAATGCTCATTTAAGTTGGTAACAAGAATTTCAAGAGCTTTTCTTGAGGCTTCAAAGAAAAACGAGCCAGCTTCATAGGCTTCTACAAGGTTTTGAAGCGTTCCGAACAAATCTATGTATTGAGCTTTAGCATAAGCAGGTACTTGACTTTCATCTGTTGGAAAATGTTCATCAACTTTTTCATCATGTAATTTCAAAGTGTCGTTAAGTAATTCAATTTGATTTTTTAGTTTCATTTTTTAGTCCTCTTTCTTTCTTACGCTTGCATTCCTGTTAATTTGTTCAAGTATTTTGTTTTACGGTCTATGTGGTATTCTAAGTTGTTTCCCCAACGTGTTTGAAGTGAAAGTTTTAGACATTCAATAATATAGCTTTTAAGCGTTCCGTTTGTGTTGACATCATCTAAAGAGTAGAAGTATTTTCCTTGTATTCCCTCACTTGCATTGTATTCATTAAGTTCAAAGATTTCATTTTCGGCAAAGGCTTCAAGTTCTTCTTTTTTCAAGTTATTAAAACCGCTAGAAAATCGGATAAAGTTCAATGTATTGTCGCTAATCATAGTAGTTACCTCTTAATTTGATAATATTAGTGTTGTCTGTGATAGTATTGGCATAAATATAATGCTCATCGCTCAAGAGTTGTACTGCCCTGTATAAGCTATTTTCTGTTTCTTCGGTACAAATTACCATAAGTTCAATTTCAAGCGTCCTAAACGACTGATAAATGCTTGCATTGTTGCTTACTTGACTAACAATAGGGTGTATTTCTGCAAACATCACGCCCATAGGTTCTCTTTCATAGTCCAAACTAACTGTAAAGCCTAACTCTTCCAAGAACTCTTTGATGTCTAGTTTTTTATTTTGTAAGTTAATCATTTCGTTCCCCTTTGTAAGTATCTAACAACCATTTAACACGATTAGAGAACCAGTCTTTGCGTCCTTTACTACTGAAGTATTCAATATTTTGGACGTTTTGATTTTTAATGAAGTTGTATAATTCTTCTTCATCGAAACAAATTGTACCGCTATAAAAGATAAAATCAAGACTTTCAATAATTTTATCAGCTAGATTTGATTTTTCGGCAAACTTTTCAGCTTTACGAACTTTGGGGCTATTGATGTTTTCATTACGAACCAAACGCAAGAAGTAACATTGTTCAGGTAACATATTTAACTTTCCTAGCGTGTTAATAATAATTATATCAGCAATTTCACGGTTAATTTCTTCGTCTTTTTCGAGATTTAGACCGTATTTTTTGTTTGTGTTGCGTTGATAATTGTTGATGTGTTGTTTTACACCTAGCATGTCATGAATGACTTCCAAAGTGATGATATGTGCATTTTTTAAAAAAGTGAGTTCTTCTTTAATCATTTTCATAGTTTATATGTATTCCTTTCAATTAATTCCATTAAGTTAGTAAAATCAACAGCGAACAGAGGGGGAACAAGTTCTCTCACAAGTTCCTTTGCTTCCTCCACTCGTCCTTGTAGACTTAATTTGTCTACTTCATCAAGTATCATTTCATAGTCATATCCCATTCCTGAACTCCTTTAGAATGGTAATTGTTCATCAGGAATGTCAACAGGAGCATTACCACCGAACAAGTCAACCGTATTATTTTGTGGTTCGTTATTATCACGGTTTAGGTTAAATTCTGGTGTAACTTTAGCAAATGAAGCGTTATAGTAAGTTTTATCCCCCTTTGTTTCGGCTTTAATTTGGTCAATAAACACAGTTACGATGTCGCCATAATTTACGCTATCAGGAAGCCAAATACCTCCGATATAATGCTCAAATGGATATGCTTTAAATGACAGAACTTTTTTAGTTCCTTTTGATGTTTCAACTTCTTTTGTGTTAATTTCGTTTACTTTCAAAGTTTCGATAATTTTCATTTTTTGTTTCCCTCTCTTTATTTGATAGTTTAATTATAACGTGTTTATTTTCTTTTGTCAAGTATTAAGCATTCATGTTTACTTTTCCTTGTTTGCAAAGTTCGTTTGCACGGTCGCTTGACATCTCTTTATTTGCTACCATTTTTTTCAAGTCACTCAATTTGTATTGATAACTTGCTTTAGGTACTGCTTTAGGACGTTGTGCATTGTTTTGTCCTTTGTTTGTGCTATCTGCGTCTTTTGTATCATCTAATTTCAACGCTTGACCGTAAGCATATTTGCTTGCGTATGATTGACTAGCCCCAGTAGCTTGAGCCTTGTCCATACCTTTCTTATTGACGTCAATGACTGCCCAACCGTCGCCACTTGTAACGTCGTTAGGGTTTTCAGGGTCAAAAATCTCAACATGGACATGTAACATCAGTTCGTTGTTCATTTCTAACATTTCAGTCCCTGCGACTTCCATTAGTCCATACTTTAATAGTAGAGGTTTCAAAGCCGTTTGAATATCTTCGTTGTTTCTGAAATTATACTTTCCGTAGCTATTGTATTGACTTTTTGGTACTTCGATTTCATTGATTAGTTTTAGAATTTTGCTTTCCATTATAGGCTTACTCCTTTATTTACATGTTTTTTATACATTTTCCACAACCATTTAAAGAACCCTCTGATGTATCTACCAAGTTCTTCTGCGACATTTTCAACGGCTTTAAACGCAAGCCAAATAAATATAATTGTTAAAAGTAAAGTCAACATTTTTTATTCCTCCTTAACTGTATAACTAATTATAGCGTGTTTGCTTTCTTTTGTCAATTGCTAAGCCATTAAAGTTCCGTTTCACTTGTTTTACATTTTTGACAATTACAATGATGTGAAGCCATTTCATTAATTAAAGTGATGTCGCCCTCATTGTCTAGTAATACAGTATCAACGCTTAGAAATTCACTTGGAAATTCAACAAATACGTCCCCTGTTTTATCTTCTACTCGTTCAAGTTTTTCAATTAGTTGTTTAATTGTTAAAGCCATTATTCAATACCTCCGATGTATTCATGTATTTGTTTTAGTTGTTCTTTGCTATCTTTTTGCGTGTACTTTCCTTTCCTACCTGTTTTTGTTTTCTTTTCAGGAGGTGGAAAACCTTTGCTATTAAAGTATTGCCTAGCGTACTCAAAGAATGTTAGTGCATTAGTGTAATTGTGTTCCCCTAGCATTTTATGATATTCTAAGCTAGTTTCACGCCATTTATTGAAGTCGTTCCAATTCAGAACCATAATTTACCTCTTTAATAAACCAACCATTCAAAGGCTTGTCTTTATTCAGCCATAATTTTAAATAACTTTCTGTAACACCGAAGTGTTTCGCCATATCCTCAAAAGTTTTAAACCATAAGAACTTATGACGATTTAAAGCACAATATTTATACACGTTTCGCTTCCTCTCTTCTTCTAAGTTCTTCAAGTTCTGCTTTTCTGCCTTTAAATTCTTCAAAGATTGATTTTTGAAGTGCTACCCATTCCTCTGCTTCTGACCGTTCAAAGCCCATTTTAACTGCCATGTTAATATAATCGTTATATTTGCTCATGTCTTTTTCATAAGGTTCATTAGGCTTCTTTCCTGCCCTTACGGAATACTTCAAAGCGTTTGTTAAAGCAAAACCTTGTCCAGTTGTGAAGTTATATTGCCAAAATTTCAAATTCCATTCACTTCCCCAGATTAGAAACTCTTCTAATTGAATACCGTATTTGTTTGCATAATATTCTTTTGCCATTACTTTTTAACCTCCAAAATTTTCTTTCCGTTTTCATCAAATACAACTGCTTTTGCAATCATTGTTGTTTCTTCCATATCTTCTCTAATACATTCTACTGCGATTCGTAGTTCTAGAACTTCATAAGTCCAACTATGTGAACCGTCCTCTAAAATGTAAATTACTTTAATCATTTTATTTTCCCTCTCTTAACTTGATGACTTAATTGTACCTAATTCTTTTAACTATGTCAATTACAATTATATTTCATTTCAATATAATCTTTGTAACATTCTTCTGAACAGAACAATTTTTTAGCATTGCATTGTTTGCCACAGATTTTACACTCGCCACCCTCTGCGATGAAATGAACGTTCTGAACTCCCCACTCGTCACACCAAAATTCTAAAGTGTTGTTAGCTTGTTGTTCCTCCATGCCAAGATTATCAACCATATATTTAAAGCATAAAGATAACTTAGATTCAAACTTGCTTAAATGTTCTTGCATGAAGTCGTACACTTCTGTTACATCAGCTTTTGACTTTCTGAACTCTTCTAACTGTTCTAGGTCTGTCAATCGTGGCGGATATTCTCTCTTAGTTCCGTCATCATAATAATATACTACTTTTTCAATTGCCATTATTTGATACCTCTTTCTTTGATTTCGTTTGCTACTACTTTGTAGTACATTCTTGTTTCATTGATAAAAATGTCGTCTACTTTGCTTTCTTTTTGGCGTTTCCCTTTTTGTTCTAGGCTATCTAATAACTTAACAAGACCTTTTGCACTAAAGTTTTCAATGAAGCGTGTTACTTCTTCTTTTTTGTCAGCTTTAACGCCTGTTAAACGCTCATAGAGAACGACTAAGACATCTAGCATAGAAACGTCCTCGATTTGTTTATAATAGTTATAAACACTACTTAAAAGATTTAGAAGCATATTCTTTTCAATATCTGTTACTGGTTCTTTTTGTTGAAGTCTTACAACTATTTTATTAAGTGTTTCAAGTGCAATTTTCATTTTTTTGGTTCCCTCTCTTAACTTGATGACTTAATTATACAGAAGAAAAACCGTAATGTCAAAGACAAAACGGTTAATCGTTAATTATATTTACTTTTCCTTTTTGTTGCAAAACTGTTAAAAGACTTTCTGCGTCGTTTTTGGTTTCCTCGTATTCTTCCCCCTCTTTTTGTTCTTCTTCTAATATCTCTTTCGGTTTGTTTCCTGTGGGGTCTATGATTTGAAATTGTTCCCCTACGTAACCTAGACAAACCTCTTTGTCATAAGCGTAATTACGTGCCTCAACAGTCAAAATTGAATACTTGCTATTCTTTCCCATTTTAGGGCTAAGACATAAACAGAACTCAAACCAAGCACCAATTGCCGAACTACCTAAGGCATGCGTGCTACGAACTCTAAAACTCTTTTCCTCTAAAGATTGATTATTTGTATCTTTTCGAGCATGTGCAATCAATAAAAATGTTACATCATTTAAAAGCAACTTCAATCGTGTTATGTTGTTCAGCACGTCATTCATACTTGACATATCGTTCAGAATGTTTCTATCTGTCAGCATGTCTTTTAAGTTGTCCAAGATAACAAACTTAATATTATTTTCTTTGATAAACTTATACAAGCCATTCATGTGATTTGTATTATCTAACTTGAAAACTCCCCCAGTGATGAAGTGTAAGTTATCAGGAACATCATTATAAGCCTTTAAGCGTTGGTGCAAAACGAAGTCAGTATCTTCATTATCAATTATAAGCACGTTCGCTTTTTTAGTTTTAAAATAGCCAAAAGGAACGCCTTTAGCTACACTTAACGCCATTTGTAACGTGGTAGAGCTCTTGAAAGATTTCTGTGGTGCAATTGTTAGACCTGCCTGTCCTCGTGGTATTAAGTGTTCTATCAGCCATTCATTACCACCTTTAAAGTCCTTTTTCTCTTGTAACTCCTTAGCAGTTATGACACGTTCAAACAAGTCCTGCATTTTAATCAACCCCTTTTACTTTATAGTCAATGAAGATGATATTTTTATCACGTAATAGTGTAAAATAAGTTTTAAATTCATAGCCAGGGTAAATATTTTTTAATCTAACTAGCCAATACTTAGCACGTTTGACCTGCCATTTAAAGTTCTTTGCTTTTTTGATATCTTTGTTAATTGCTTTGATGTCGTCTTTAATTGTCATTTGAATTCCTCCCATAATATAATAATAAAACCAATTATTCCCAAAACTAAGATAATTAACCAAACTACTGATAAAGTATAAACAGTGAAATCTAACATTTAGTATCCTCCTTTTATTAAATTTGCTAAACCTAAAATAAAACAACCTAAACAACATAAGAACCAGACTCCATAGAGTGAACCGTCTACACTAGCCATGATTCCAAACATAGCTGACATTATCCAATAAATGATAAACATATTTAAACCTCTTTCTTTTTATCTATTTTTACCAAACACCTTTTTTAATTAAATAAATTATCATGTTACGAGCTAGAGCGTGCATTCTGATGATTTTAACTGCGTCCTCGTGATTAATTTCTTCATAAGTTTCATATTTAGATTCTAGTCTATCTATTTCATCATATAAAGCATTAACACGGTCTATTTTATATTGGAAGTCCATTTAACCCTCTTTCTTTTTATCTATGCTTTAATTATAGCCGAAGTTATATTACAATTCAAGATATCAAATATTTCTTTTTTATTACTTTGCTAAAGGGTATAGTTATCCACGCAAACGCAGTTTTTACCCCCCTCTTGAATTAATTAATATGTCAGCGCTAGTAACTTAATCAACCCTCACATCAATTTGGCTATGATGAACACCCAAGCGGTAACTTCTTATTTAACTTTGCCTGTGTTGGGGGAACGTTTAGAACTTGCTTCCATTGACATCACACAGGGCTACCGCTTTGCCTAATTCATTACTCGCGCCTTATTCAGTACGGTTTTCATATACTCAATTTCTAAGACATCAGACAAGTCTTAGACGTATTCAATTTTTATATATACTATTATAACACATGCTTTTTTAAAATCAAGTAAAAAAATTAGGGTCAAAAATAGAAGAATGGCTCAACCGTGGGAATAGTCAGGAATATATTATTTTTTGGTTACAAATTATTTAATCAAATTGTAAACTATCTAAATCTTTTGTTAGTATGATAAAAGTAAAACTAAAAAAGTGGTATGCTATAATAATACCATAATCAATGAGGGAGGTAAAAAGCATGGCAGAAAAAAACATCTATTTTGTTAATGATGAAGTAGAACTAAAACAAGTGTTAGAGTTTATTTCTAAAACTGACTACGGTGTCAACGTTGACAAAAGTCAAGAAGATGTTTACGCAGTCGTGACTTCTTATAGCCTACCCATTTAAGAGGATAGAAATGAAGAAAATTTTAGCTATTGATTTTAGTACTGCTAGTAAGAAAGATGAGGGTACAGGGTACGCTTTTAGAAAAGACGGTCAATTGTTTGTCGGTTCTATTAAAGCATATAACCCTAAGAAGAACGCTTGGGAACGTACCTTTGACATTGTAAACGCAATTAAAGATATTATTGATGAGTTTGACTTGAAAGATTATCATCTAGCCATTGAAACTCCTATTATGGGAAGAAACAGAAAGCACAGTATTACGCTTGCTAATTGTAACGGTTATTTTATCGGTGCTATTGACGGTCTAGTAAATGGCTATACTTTCATAGATAACTCAAAGTGGTGTAGCTATCATCTTATTTCAGGCAAGCGAGAACAACGCAAAAAAGAAAGTCTAGAGCTTTTAAAAGCCACAGGCTTGGTTGATTCTAATTGCAAAGATGACAACATGGCAGACGCTTATAACATCTTGACATATTGTGAACACTTGGGTTAATTGTTCCCTTATAAAAACAATAATCAAAAATGGAGGTGGTAATATCAAAATATCTCAAAACGGTTTGAACTTAATTAAAGAGTTCGAGGGTTGCCGATTGACTGCTTATAAACCAGTACCGTGGGAACAAATGTATACAATCGGTTGGGGACATTATGGAGTAACGGCAGGTACAACTTGGACACAATCGCAAGCTGATAATCAGCTAGAGATTGACATCAATAACAAGTATGCACCTATGGTTGACGCTTATGTAAAAGGCAAAGCAAATCAAAACGAGTTTGACGCTTTGGTATCATTGGCTTATAATTGCGGTAATGTTTTCGTTGCTGACGGTTGGGCAGAGTTCAGTCATGCTTATTGTGCTTCAATGATTCCGAAGTATCGTAATGCAGGCGGTCAAGTCTTACAAGGTTTAGTACGACGCAGACAGGCAGAACTTGACTTATTTAATAAACCAGTTACTGGTAATTCAAACCAAAATAATCAAACAGGAGGAATGATAAAAATGTACCTTATTAAAGGACTAGACAACAACGGTGAAGAAAAACATTGGTATGTTTCGGACGGTGTAAGTGTTCGCCACGTTCGGACGCCTCGAATGTTACGCAATTACATGGGAGAGTTTGGTAAACTTAACCTACCAATTGATACAATGTTTATTGCAGAAATTGGGGCAGAGTTTGGACGTGAAATTGACATGAATTCAGGAGAATTCAAATAAGGAGGAGTGAATGAGCTTATTTAATCTCTCACGCAGAGCGGAAGATGTGAGCTTTTCAACTTTCACGGTCCAAGACCCTACAACTGATTTGTTACTAGGTAAGTTATTGGGCTTAGTTTCCTATTTTGATAATGTTGATTATTCAGAAGCGTCCAAACTTGAGGACTTATTCTTTTGGGCTTTACAAGGTCAAGAAGTATATCGTGTTTGGTATGGTGGTTTCAAGTATTACGCTCAAAGAGTGAACGCAGACCAGTTTAACATTTTAGTTAGAGAACCAAATCGCAGACAGGTCACTATTAGAACAAACGACTATGAAATGCTATTAAACCCTTTTTATGGTGCTAGCCCTCAACGGTTTGGCGTAATGTTTGGAATGGCTAGTAATGGAATTGGGCGACGTCTTGATTCACAGGCTCAAATCAAAATCTATTGGAAAACTAAAGTTTCTAGCGGTTTAAAAGAAGTTTGGGACAGAATTAGAGAACGTCTGACACAACAACAACAACTTGCCAGAGAATTTAATGGCGTTTCGGTTATCGGTTCAGATGACGATATCAAACAGATTCAGCCAGATTATAGTGGTTCACTACAAAATGACGCAAACCTTGCAATTGAAATTGCTTTGAGTGAGTACGGAATGCCAAGAGAGTTGCTTTATGGACAAAGTAATGAAGTTACTATCATCGCTTTCGCAATTCAAAAAGTGTTACCATTATTAAAACAACACGATAAGAACATCGTTTTCAACCAAGAGAACTTTGTAGCTTATATATCAACAACCGCAAAAGGGGGAAACATTGAAAGTAAAAGCAGTTCGAGGGATAGCGAACCCGTTGGGAACAATTGATTCACACGGTACTGTTATCGAGTCCATTGCTAACGCAGGGGACGGAGTAGATATCCTAAACCGTCATAGAGAAAAAATCGGTTCAGGGTTCGTACATCTTGAGGGGGACAATGTAATTCTAACAGGTTACGTTGACGAAGAACAATACACGGCTGAAAAGATTGAGGAAACAGGGCTTTCAGTTGGTTTTAATGCTAACGGTGTAAAAGCTCGTGAAATTGACGGAGTAGGCTACTACAAAGATGTTACTATTACGGAGGTGTCACTAACTCCGTTACCAAGTAACAAAGGTGCTAAAGTGACAAAAGTAAGAGAAGAAGAAAAAGGAGAACAAAAACAAATGGGAGTAAACGAAACACAAGAAATCATGAAGCAAGCAATCGAAGCAGGTGTAAAAGTTCGAGAACTTGAAGCTAAAGTAGAAGAACTTAACAAAGAACGTGAAGAACTTAAAAAGGAACGTGAAGCGTCTATTCCTAGCGAAAAACCTCAAGACGCAGAGCGTAAATTTATGCGTGAACTTGGGGACAAAATGGCTGAAATGCCAGAACAAGGTTTCTTGCGTGAATTTGCTAATGGTGCAGATTTGAACGTTGTAAACTCTCTAGGGTCTATCACATCTAAATATGCACGTAAGTCAGGTATCTATGACGGTGCTATGAAAGCACGCTTCCAAGGCTTGACACTTGCAGAGGACGGTGTAGATGATACATTTATCTCTGGTACTTTCAAAGCAGGTACAGATAAAAACAAAGCTCAAACGGCTTCTAAACGTTCACTACGTCCACAAATGGCAGAAGCATACCTACAAATGGATAAAGCAACTGTTCGAGGTGTAAATGATTCAGGTGCATTATCTGAATATGTAATGTCTGAAATGGTAAACCGTGTTATCCAAAAAGTGGAATACAACATGATTCTTGGTTCTGCTGACGGTTCTAACGGTTTCTATGGTTTGAAAACTGCCACAGACGGTTGGACAAAACAAATTGAATATACTGATTTGTTCGAGGGTATTACTGACGCAGTTGCTGAATGCTCAATTTCTGACGCAATCACAATTGTTATGAGTCCACAAACTTTTGCAGAGTTGCGTAAAGCTAAAGGAACAGACGGACACTCACGATTCAACGAACTTGCGACAAAGGCTCAAATCGCTCAATCGTTTGGGGCTGTTAATCTTGAAACACGTGTCTGGATGCCTAAGGACGAAGTAGCGGTTTACAATCACGATGAGTACGTTCTTATCGGAGATTTGAACATGGAAAATTACAACGACTTTGACCTCCGTTATAACGTTGAACAATGGCTTTCTGAAACTCTTGTGGGTGGTTCTATTCGTGGTAAAAACCGTTCAGCTTACCTAAAAAAAAACGGATAGTGACGGAAGAAAGTGAAGTGTCTAGAGGTAAATAAGAAAGGGGTAAATAATGGCTGATTTTAATATTACAGACCGTTATGCCCAACAAATCGAGAATGTGATAAATGGGGGGAACATTGGAGAGTCGTTTCCTCTCTTGTCACGTATTCCTAAAGTTGGGGCAGATTTATTACAACAGGTCAATTTGGGAGGTTTCCCACTTGCTAAAGAGCAAGGGCAATCAGGTAGCGTGTTGACAGCAGGCGAAAACACTTATAAAATTTTCACGCCACGTGGTTTTGGTTTTGGTATCAACTTAGCTGACGCAGGAAACTTGACTGCTGACGGTATTCAAAACGCTATACAAAGCGTTCGAGATGTTTTATATCAAACTATCGAAAGTCATTTAATTTGGGGTGGAACACACAGTTCTATTGTTAATAGTTCAATTATTGGGGCTATTAAACATAAAGCAAGTTCAAGTGATTTTTCACAATCAGGCGACGATGTTCTTTTTGTAAAAGAAAATGATTTCACACCAGTAGTTGACGGAGTGACAAAAGTTGAAACAATTAGTTTTAAATACTTTAACACAGAGCCTACTAAAACTTATGATAAAATTCTTATCAACCCTTATAAGGGAATTCTTGCAGGGGACTTGACACCACAGTTTGAAGTTAAAAAAGACGTTAGACATAACAATGTACAAGTTTATGGCACTATTACAGTTTGCGGTGGTTTCCTTGAACGCGGTGCCGTTAAAACTTGGGAAACAGTAGTAGGAGGATAAAAATAAATGGCATATACATCAAAAAATGAATTAACCCACGGTCTAGGGTATGGGGTAGTATTCACAGACCTTACAGGGTCAAAAACAGGTATTCCAATCGCAGGCTTGCGTGGTATTGAAACAGATAGCAAACAAGAAAACAAAAACTTCTATGCAGGTTTTAACGCTCCTTATCGTACAATCGCAGGTGCTAAAGATACACAAATTAAAGTTAAATCTTATGACTTGCCAGACGACTTTGCAACTCACGCTTTAGGGTTTGGAAGTGTTCAAGGGTTCTTGACTGATGACGTAGCAAATTATAAACCTTATGGTTTTGCTTATGCAGAGCGTTACCGTGATGATGACGGAACAGGTTATAAAGCAACATTCTATCCAAGTGTTCAGGCTACCACACCAAGCGACACGGCAGAAGCTGACGAAGAAAGTCCAACAGGTAAAGAGTACGAACACGAGGCAACTGTTACAACTGGAGATTTTACACTAGGGGATAAGAAACGCTTGTTTGTAAAATTTAAAGTGTCTGATACAGAACTAGCAACTGGAACAAGTGGCAAAGCATTAGCATTTAAAAAGTTGTTTAATGAACTTAAACCGCTCACAAGTACTGACATCAAGGCGTAATTTTTAAGAGTGGAGGGCTTGGAAATAATAGTTTCCACTCTTTTATTTTAATTTATAAGGAGATACACAAATGAAGAAAGAAGATTTTAAATTTGATTTTAAAGCATTAGAACGCATGGAAGATAACGGAATTTACTTTGGAGATTTGAACGAACGAGATTATCACAGTTTGGCATTATTCTTTTGGGCTTGTGCTCCAAAATATACACTTGATGAAATTCTAGGGGCTTTAATTGGTGGTTTGTTACCTGTTACAGTTGCCGAACTTATGGAACAACTGGTAGACGAAACAAAAAAAGCAATAGCACTAGCAGAGAAGAAATAAGGGACGACGCAAGAATTACAACACTTGCAATTGTTAGTGCTATGACGGCTTTCAGAGTTCCCTATGAAGTATATAGCCATAGACCTTTAGGGTGGACGCTCAAATTAATTTCAGCGTTGACACCTAAAGAGAAGAAGAAAACAACCGCAGAAGAGTTAAACAAAGCGGAACATGTGGAGGTAAAATTATGGCAACCACCAAGCAAGTCACAGGACTAGAAAAGTTCACAGAGAAACAACTGAAAAAAGTCTGGTTAGAAATGGCTGACGCTTTTAACTCTAATCAGAATACAGTAAAACGCAGTTATAAAAGTTCATTAGGTGGCGACTTTTCAGGATATCGTGCTAAATTTGACACCAAGAAAATTACCAAACAAGTTACTAGGTCATACGGTTCGCTTAAAAGTGGTAACATTGGTATTATTAACGGTTTTAAAGCTAAAGATGAAAGTTGGAGAATGCTGAACGTCTTGCTTCATGACCGCCACTTACATCAACGTTATGGACAAACACTAATTAAAGCTACTCACGAAATGGACGACAAAACAAAAACTATTAAGCGTAAATTAAGGAGTATAACAAACAATGGCTAAAGAAAAATATGTCATTCAGGCAGAACTGGACACTAAGGGCGTTTTAAGTAGTGCTAGGGAAGCACAAAGAGAAATTAATAATATTGGTCGCCTAGCTAAAGAAACGAACAGAAACGCTCAAATAACAGGTTCTGTGACTATGAAAGACAAAGGTATTAAAGAAACACAAAGAGCTTTAAACCTTGCTAAACAGAATGTAGATAATTTAACAAAGGCACTTGCAAATGCTAAGATGTCAGGTGCTACACAAAAACAAGTACAGGCATTAGAAAGCCAGTTAGTCAAAGCACAAACGCAAGCGACTAGATTAAGCACAGAGCTAGCCAAAGTAGGCTCAAGTAAGGGGTTCAGCTTATCAGGTGCGTTTGATAGCGTTAAAAGTTACGGTTCTAACATGCTTTCAACTTTCTCTAAAATTGGGAACGTAGTGAGTGGAGTTAATGCAGGAATTGGGCTTGTTACTGGTGCGGTTTCAACTGCTACTGGTTATATTGGCGGTTTTGCTAACAACTTGATGACTACTTATGACCGTCAAATTCAGGCACAAAAGAGCTTGTCAGCTACTTTGTCAGACGGTGCGGAGGGTTACAAACGTTTCAATTCATATATTGATTCAGGAAGTGAACTTTTAAAATCACAACGTAATGACCTTAACGAGTTAGGGGCTACCATTTCAGGTTATACTAGTCTAACAGGCGACCAAGCATTTAAAATTGTTAATTCAATTAATGCTGTGGGTGACAGTTTAGGGCTAACAATGGAAACACAGAAGCAATTTACTCATGGTTTAGCTCAAGCATTGGGTTCTGGTACGTTACACGCTCAAGACTTCAATGAAATTATGTCGTCAGCTTTGGGTGCGCAGTTCCGTGATATGCTTATCCAAGCGTACAACGAAATTAATCATACTAGCATAGGTATGGGAGAGTTCAAACAAGCCATGGAAGACGGTGCAATTGGCACAGATGTGATGAACCTCGCCTTGGACAAGTTCCAACAGAAAGGGAATGAACTAGTTTCGTCAGGTCCTAGCACGTGGACGCAAATTAGAGAAATGATTTCCAACGGTTTCAATACAAGTTCTTTGGACGGTTTCCGTAAAGGCTTAGGCGATACAGGCATTGACATGAGCAACTTAGGAAACAATGCTACAACAATGGCAAGCACTATCGGTAGCCAGTTAGGTCAAATGGCAGGTAAAGCAGTTGGGGCATTAACGCAAATCATTGACAAGAACCATGACGGAAAAGTATCAAATGATGAAATGAAAGACGCAGTAAACGACGCTAAAGACGCAGTTACCAACTTTTTTGATAAAATCAATTTCACTTCTATCGGTAATTTCTTAGGTAAAGTTGGTTCAGCTATTAGTTCATTAAAAGATTTATATGATTGGGCAAATAACGCTTATAGTGCTGTTCAAAGTGCGTTGAACCTTTCGCGCAACGTTGGAGGTAATACTGGTTTACTTGGTAAAGCGTTAGGGTTCAGAAAGAACAGTACATGGGGCGACGCTTTTAGTGACTTTCATTGGTTAAGAAGTAATATTGACCCTCTTGGAATTAAAGAACCTACTTCACTAGGTCAAAAAATTCTAGGTTCAAGAAACGGACAACTGCCATTGGACTTACAATTCTTTGCAGGTGGTAGAGAAGCAATCAGCAGAGCAGTTAATGCAGTCCAACCTTATGCACGAGCAACAAAAGGAACAACCGCAACACCAAGCATTGGAACACAAGACAATTCACAACAAGACATCAAAATTTACGTACAATCTAGTGCGGACGGTCGTAGAATTGCGAACGAAATTTATAACAAGCTAGAAAGAAATGGGGTAAAACTAAACAAGCGTTGATTTATACTAAAAGTAAGTTATACAACAATCCTAAGTGGATAAAAAAGGCACGTGAAGAAAAGAACAGGGTAGGACATTGTGAGAAGTGTTGGAGTACAGAACACTTAATTTGTCATCACGTTATCCCACTACAATGGCAAAATGACATGTTAGATGTCAACGACTTTGACAAAGAAGTAATAAACGTACCAACCGAAGTTCTTTGCCATAAATGCCACCAAGGAATGGAACGAAGCGGAGATTTGATTGACTACGCAAGAATTATAGCGGAGGGCTTAATATAAGGAGATGTAAAAAATGAGTTTAATTCAAGACTGGATAGGACAAAGCAAGGATAATGGCGAAATGATTAAGCTACTAAAGAAAAAAGTGGCTAAAATCGAGCATGAAATAGACTACAATAAGGCAGAGAAAATCTTTAATTTCATTGAGGAGTTTATGACTTTGCCTAACAACGAACGTTTTAAAATCATACCATATCACAAGGCGGTGCTTACTTTGATGTATTGCACTCCTTATCAAATTGATGAATTTGTTGTTATTGTAGGACGTTCAAACGCCAAATCTATTCTTGATGTAATGATAGCCTTAATTGAACTCTTTTTATTTCCTAAGCCTAATAGTGTTATAGCTTTAATGGCTACTAAAAAAGACCAAGCAGAAAAAATCTTGATGAAGCATTTTAGAGCTATGGGAAACTGTCAAGGTACTATCATTAATAAGTTTAAAAATCAATTCAAGCTGAATAAAGAGCAAATCATCGTAAAAGATAACTCAATTCTAAAAAGCAAAGGTACAGAGATTTCTATCTATGCTAGTAATGAGGACACGCTAGACGGTGGACGTGAACAACTTGTTATTATAGATGAATTTGGTGCGTTTAAAAAGAACCCTATTATCACTATTAGACAAGGGCTAAGAAAAAATAAGGGTACGCTTTTTATTTCAACCACAAACAACGTTATTCGTGGCGGTGCTTATGATGATGAGCTTGAGAGTTGGAAAGAATGGGTAAAAGACGACGATTTCAGTCATTGGGTTTTCTATTATGCTTTGGACGATTATGACGAAGTAAAAGACAGTTCTAAATACATTAAAGCAAACCCCGCTTTAGGTTACACTTTAACACTTGAGGACATTCAAAAGGACTTTATAGGGGCAATCGGTAACCCTGTTAAAATGGCTAAAATTATCACTAAACGCTTTAACTTATCAATGACTGACAGCACTACAATCTTTACAAAACAAATTGTAGATAAGTGTCTAGTACCGCCATTAGACTTTGAGGGTCGTTTAGTTGCTATTGGTTCAGATTTTTCAGTACGTGGCGACGTTTGGGGTACTGTGATAGGTTACAGAGAAAACGGACACTATTATTTTAAAGCTATCCCTATCATGCCAGAGAGTGCAGAAGATAAATTTAAACACTTAGGGGAAACAATAACACACGAGGGAATAAATAACATGTCAGATGAAGCATGGGACGCTTTTATGAGTGCTATGAATGGTAGTGTTCCGATTGCGTTGAATTATGACCCTAACTATGCTAAGAATTTCATTGATAAATTTGAACAAACTTATGACGTTGAATTTTATAACAAGGTAATGCAGAACAGTTTTAAGCTATCTAATACCCTAGAAGCCACACAGAAGCTCATGGAAGAGGGTAAAATACATTTTGATAGTAAATTACTAGCGGTGCATTTAATGAACGCAGAAACGAAAATAAACGATTTTGGGCTTATGCGTATTATTAAAAAAGGCTACACAGATAAGATTGATTTGGCAGACGCTTTAATTAACTTGATGTGGTGGTTCTTAGAAAGCGAAGAAAGTGAGGATTATTTCATTTAATGGCTATGACAGAAGAAGAAAACAAAAAAATGCTAGAAGCGTTAAAGACCCTAGCTTTTGGAGGTAAAGAAACAAAGACAGTTATACAATACAAAAACAACGCAAACGGACGAAAGACAGAAACAGGGCGAACAGTTACAGAAGTAAACAAACTGCCAGACCGTTCGGCATTGTTGAAATTAATGGAAATTGAGGGAGTTTATATTGACGCAAACGTTAAACTTAAACAACAAAAAGTGGACGAAGTAAGCACAGAAAAAGAACTAGTAGACTTAGTGGAGGGCTTGGCGATTGAATAAAGCATATACATGGAACGAAAAAACAGGGCTAGACTTTTGCAAAGAGTTGCCACAATGGAACTTGCTCACACGTTCAAATCTTAGAACGTTAGTAGGAGACGCTATTGAAGAACCTGAAAGTTTTGACCCTAGTTATTATTTTAAATTGAACTCTTTAAGTAGTGCGGTTAATACTGGGCAATTCCCAGCTAGTTGGCACAGACCTTATAGTCAAGGCATTAGACTTTATAACCCTAAAAACGCTAGTGGGACATGGGGGTGGACTTATTGGACACATTGGGAAAAATTACCAGTAAAGCCGGACCTCACACAAGGCAAAAAAATGGGTGTATCAATGCGTTTAACTAACTTTGGTAGAAAGCCATTAGATTTTAATTTAAAGCTATTATACGGTAATACTTCGGCCTCTGTGGGTACTTACACAGTTGAACCATGGCGATACGTTTTTGTTAGTGAGTTAGTTACGCTACAAACTACGGAAACGGCTAAAAACTTAGGTCTGACTGTTGAACTTGACAGCACAGGACAAGAGGAACAAATCGGCTTGTTTTTCCCTAAAATTGAAATGGACAAGGTAACGCCTTACGCAGTAACAGAAGCTGAACATATCTATTTTGAAAGTAAATCGTCAGGAGATTCACGCCCAGTCTATACAGGTTATTCTAATTCAGATAGTAACGATTTTAAAGATTACGTTTGGGGCGGACAACTGAATGATGAAAGTTATGAGCTATTTGGAGGAGATACAAAACAGAATGCAGTATGGTGCCATTGTCGTCCTCTTAATCAACGTGTATTGATTGGAATTGATTCTGATACGTATACAAACGCAAGTGGTAGAACAGTTAATTTTCACGTTTTAAACGGTTCTAAGAGCGTGTTTGACATGACAGGGAACACTTTATACCCAGAGCAATTTCAAGACGACAGACAAGCGTTTGACGGAGTGGGGAACGATTGGGCGACAATACAAGAACCGTTGTATGTGGTAGACCAAAACACGGCAATTGACCCAGTAGCAGGAGAAATGGCGAACGTAGTAATAGAGGGTTACCACTATCAACAAGCAAGTCAAGGTTATAGAGTTGATGAAATACCACGTTCAGCAATTTTAAACGTTGGTTACTCTTTAGGTTCTTATTACGTGAATGAAGATTCAGGCAAAGAAGTTGATGTCATGCGTAATAGGGTTGGTATAACACCACCGCAAGTTTTTGGAGAGCCAAGTTATAGCAGTATGAATGACTGGATGACTACCTACGGACTACCAAACGGACTAATCATGCGACCTTGGAGGGTCAGAATGGTAGACACAGAAACAAACTTGACAAAAATCAAGGGTATTTCAATCGGTTGGAATGTTTCATTATTCCAAAAATTTCTAGCAACAGACCACGTGACAGAGGACTGGTTCAGAGATTATGACAACAAACGAACTAAGGCAATTCCAGACCGTGTTTTGTTCATCAATGACAAAGCAAGGAGAGCATGGCTTTATAAGTTTAACCCTACCAATTCAGCATGGGAACGTTCGGTAGAATACACCATACCGGCAGAGGAAACGGCACTCTTGAAATATTGGACCATTGTTCCAAAGGACGGTGCAATGAACGGTCATATAGTTTTCACAGACAAAACTAACGCTGAAATGCTTCAAAACATTCGCCCTAATTGGTTAGATTATGACGAGTTCACTCCTAAAGTGCAGTACGATGAAGTTAAGTATAACCCTCAAATGTTCACGAACTTGTACAATACACGCTATCAATGGTGGGGAATTAAAGATGAAAACCCACAAAATCAGTCTTATGGTCCTTGTGTTCCGTATGAAATGGACTTTATGACAGGACTATGCAAATTAGAAAGGATATACGAGTAAAATGTTTTCATGGTTAAACTTTGAAGAGTTGCTAATTCATAACCCTATTGAGCTTATTAACCCTAGTAAGGACACAATAAGTGTAGCTATGAATAAAAAGCAATATATTGAATTTTTCAGTAACAAATATACTTACAACGGTCTATATTATGATGAAGAAATGGACTTCTGTCTGTTCTATTATGCTGACCCTTTACAGAGTGTAAAAGACGGAGATGTGTACGCTCAAGGGTATATTGATGTAGAAATGAAGATATACCGTGTAAAATGGTTGTGTAACGTTTCTATTAGTCGCTCTAACAAATGGAATGTTTCAAAGACTGAAATAGTAGTAAATAGCAAGGCTAAGACGATTACAACCGTTTTGAATGGTGCTTTAGCTAAATGCACAAAAGACAAAAGTATCACAGGTTGGCAAAATTTACCAACTAATGCAAATTATAATTATAGACAACCGCAGTATTCTTTAGACATCGGAGTAGATGACTTTATTATCAGCGGTTTCGGTTTGAGAGGTTTGAAAAATGGATAGTTATTTAAACGGAAGAAAAGTAGATGTATTAAACCCTTTAGACTTAATCGGAGTAGGTCGCCATAAGTTAGAAATACAAGTAGACAAGAAAAATTATTGGAACATGTTCAAAGAGCAAATAATCATTCCAACACCACCTAACAACGGTGTAAATAACTTGTTTAGAGGTGGGGAAATTTTGCCTAGTGAGGTGTATAGTGATAACTGGTATAAAACTTGGGCTTTTTATGCTTTTGGAGGTCAAAGCACCGTAGAACGTAAAAGCGATTTATACCCTCAAATGAACTATTTTAAGTTTGCAAATGCCACAGGGGAAGCTACCATAGAGAGTAATCAATTTGAGAGAGAAGTAGAGTTAAAACCTAACACTAGATACACTTGGCAATTTAACGCTAGAAAAATAAAAGGTAATATGCTTACTTTCTTTGGTACTAGTAGTAACGTCTTAGTTGATAACACTAAAGATGTCACAGTAGACGGACAAACAGGCTTAAGACTTGGTTCTGATTTATTTTATAATTGGAGCAATAAAGCGTTCACAGACGGTTGGGAATTACATTATATTTCTTTTACTACCACTTCAACGCTTCCAAGGTCTAAAACATTTCATTTTAGAATGCAGGCTAATAGTGAATGGCATGTAAAGAATATCCAAATCACAGAGGGGGAAGGACCTAAACCGTTTCAATTGTCAGAAGCAGACAGATACAAGTATACACAGTACCAAATGGACAAAGGACACAGAGAAATTTATCCAAACTTTGGTTTCTATTATAGCGAAGAGTATGACTTCTGTTGTGCTTATAAAGTCAATATCCATTCAGGTTTTGAAACTGTTGATTTTAACCCTGTTGAACAGAGTTACACAATTAGATGTGAGGTTGAAAACTTTGCTCAAATATTAAACCCAGTTAAAGAGTATTATATCAAAGTACCAAGCAATTGCACTTTTGATAATAGCATACTAATGAACCCTACAACAGAAAGAGGAGGTAATTACTTACTAGAATGTAAAGCTAAAGGATTACACTTACAAGTGTTTGAACAACCTGACGGAGATTATAGCAGAAGTCAGAACAGAAAAGTGTACTCAAACTGTCTCTTATACACATCTGACGCTGCCGACGAAGAGGATAGTG